CACCTGATGATGAACCTTTCGCAATAGGTGGAAGAGTTGAAAAAGCAATAGGCGGAGAACTAGACGCACAAATGGTAGACATGATGGAAGAACCCACACACACAATGCCTGACGGAACAGAAATGCCGGGAGCAACTCATGGTGAGTATGAGCAGGGATTAGCAGAAGGACAAGCCGAAGATATGGCACAAGAAGGAATGGTTCCCGATGAACAAATGGAAGAAGATTACGTAGACTATATTGTCCAATCGTCTGAGTTAGCTTCCGAAGACATAAATTATTTAGAAGAAGCACTAGCTGCTGATGATCGTTTAAGTATGATATTCGATCAGATAGTAGAAACTGCTTCAGAATTTTCCGGATCAGGTCCTATAGACGGACCGGGTTCAGAAGTCTCTGATTCGATACCCGCAAGGTTATCGGACGGAGAGTTTGTTATAACATCTAAAGCTGCGGAGGAAATCGGTCCTGATAACCTACAAGGTATGATGGAAGAAGCCGAAGTAGCCTCAGATGTTAGACAAACAGCAGCCACAGGCGGTATAATATTGGAAGAAGATAATGCAGACGCAAGTTCTTTTATGGCACAAACTGTAGATCCTACAGAGCGTGAAATACAGAAACTTCAACTTGCCTCTAATCCACGAAGCCAGTATCGTACTGTTTATGGCTAACTAACCGGTAGAGCTACTTACTTATTGTAACCCTCTATCAAACTATAACCTTTAGCTACTTTGCAAGTCAAACCCTTATTCAAAAGACGTTTTTGTAATAAGCCACTTTGAAGATAGCGCAAACCCTAAAAGGAGAAAACGATGGCAGAAGTTGAAAACATACAGGAAACTGTAGAAGAACCGAAACCTAATCCGTATAACCAACGAAAATCTTGGCAAACGGATGATGTAATGCCTAAAGAAGGTAATGCTGCAGACAGTTTATTTGTCGCACCTCAGCCTGAGACAGTTGTTTCAGAAGAAGAGAAGCCGCAAGAAACTGTACATACAGACAAACCTTATCAGAAGGCTGATTATAAAAAAAGATACGATGACCTAAAAAGGCATTATGATACAAAATTAAATGAGTTCAGAACTAGAGAACAAGAGTTAGCAGGTAAAGTGCAACAAGCGCAACCTGTGTACGAAGCTCCTAAATCACTAGAAGAATTAGAACAATTTAAAAATCAATATCCTGATGTTTATGAAGTTGTCGAAAGTGTTGCTCACTTACAGAGTGAAGATAAAATGAAAAGCATAACCGATAAGGTTGCAATCATTGAAGCTCGTGAACAAGAAGTTATGAGGCGTGAAGCTGAAAAAGACTTGATGGATAAACATCCTGACTATTCAGACTTACGTAACAACGATGACTTCCATGTTTGGGCAGAAACTCAACCTGAAGAGATACAAGATTGGATTTATAATAATCCTAACAATGCATCTCTAGCGAGTAAGGCTATTGATCTTTATAAAATGGAATCAAGTTCTTTAAAACAACAAAAGCCGAGTCCACGTAATCAGGCAAAAGCGTCTGAAATGGTGTCTACTAAAACGACATCTGTTGAAGCGAAAGAGCCTAAAATCTGGACTCAAGAAGAAATCTCTGATTTATCTATGGATGAGTTTGATAAATATGAAAAAGATATTGATCAAGCAATTCTTGAAGGTAGAGTAAGAGGATAATATTAACCCTTTAATACAAGGAAACTAAAATGGCTTATAATCAATCCGATGCTTTATTCGAGCAATCAACTGATACTAATGGCAACTTTGGTAACTCCGTATCAGGGCAGAATAATAGCTTCTTCATGCCGAAGGTTTATTCCAAGAAGGTACTTAACTTTTTTAGAAAATCTTCAGTAGTTGAAGCAATTACAAACACCGATTATACTGGTGAGATTGCCTCCTTCGGAGATACCGTCCGTATTATTAAAGAACCCACGATTACTGTTTATCAGTATGAAAGAGGCGCTGACGTAACGCAAAGTAAATTAACAGACCAAGAGCTTACTCTTACTGTTGATATAGCTAACGCATTTAAATTCATCGTTGACGATATTGAGAAATCAATGTCTCATGTGAACTTTAAAGAAGTGGCTAGTTCGTCTGCTGCTTATGCATTGAAAGATGCATTTGATGCAGGTGTAATTGCAGAAATGTTTGCAGGCGCTTCTACATCTTCCCCTGACCATGTTATTGGTTCTGACAGCGCAACTGCTGACACAACCCTAACACATGCAACCAACTCTGTTGATTTGCTTGGTTCAGACGGAACAGGTGTAGACGCTTTAGACCTTATGGCTAGAATGGCAAGATTGCTAGATGACCAAGACATCCCCGAAGATGGTCGTTGGTTTGTAGCACCTCCTTCGTTTTACGAAGAGTTGTCAGGATCTAGTTCTAAACTACTTTCAGTAGATTACAGGACATATGAGTTCTACGGCTACTGCTCAAGCTATAACATCTACAGAGGTCATTCGTGATCCTGATTCATTTGGTGATATAGTAAGAGGTCTTCATGTCTATGGTGCTAACGTACTAAGAGATGAAGCTTTAGTATCTGCTTTCTATCTAGTTGACTAATCGTTAATTAAGAAGCAAAAACGGTATGTGGGAAGAGAATTTTATGTTCATCTTCCCCATACTTATATAATAGGAAAAGATATGCCACAATTAGGAAGTGATCGAAATCCTTTGATTATGAAGAATCCAAAGAAGGGGAACAGAAAATTAGTTCGAGCAGGAGGTAAAAGAACTGCTGAAGAACGACAAAGATATAAAGATAATTGGGAAGTTATCTTCGGAAATAAAAACAAATAATGGCTACAACATATTTAACTTTAACAAACGAACTATTGCGAGAATCAAATGAAGTTGTTTTAACTTCTGCAAACTTTGCAAGCGCAATAGGTATTCAACAATTTGCAAAAGATTGTGTAAACAGATCTTATAATGATATTGTAAGCGCAGAACCTCGTTGGTCTTTTTTAGCTACCGGAGAAAGCGGAGCTACAGATCCTATGTATGGTAATGTTTATGTTGAAACAACTGCAGGAACAAGATGGTATGAATTAAAATCAGCATCAAGTTCTTTAACAACAGACTATGGTGCAATAGATTGGAAAGATTTCTATCTTACAACAATAGGAGTAAGTGGAGAATCAGCACCTTATACAAGTAAAAATTTATCTTTTATGACTTTAGAAGAGTGGAAAGATCATTATAGAGAATCAGAAAATTCAGACGATGCAGATGCACAAACATGGGGAGAACCTAGATTTGTTATTAGAAGTCCTGATGCAAGAAAATTTGGAATAAGTCCAATACCTGATCAAGTTTATAGAGTATGGTTTTATGCTTGGGATTTACCAACAGCGTTGGATGCACACGGAGATGCAATAGTATTTCCAGATATGTATAGTTCAGTATTAATGGCTAGAGCTAGATATTACATGGCACAGTTTAAAGAAAATGCACAACATGCTGCTTTTGCTTTAGATGATTATAAAAGAGGATTAAGATTAATGAGATCTAATTTAGCAGATCCTACTCCTCGTTATATGTCTACGGATATGCTCTAATGCCTTCGCAACCTTTTGCACTAGCATGTGAAGGAGGACTTGATAAATCTTCAAGTTCTTTTGAATTATTACGTAGACCGGGTGCAGCTACAAGGTTAAGAAATTTTGAAGTTGATGTTGCAGGTGGATATAGAAGAGTAAATGGATTTACAGTTTTTGGTGGTAGTAGTGTTGCTAAACCGAATAGTGATAATACAGTTTTAGGATTACACGTTTATGCTGATGGAGTAATAGCTTGTTCAGGAACTAATATATATTTTAGTATAGACGGAGAAAGTTGGTTACAAATAAATAGAGATAGTGTAGCAGGTGGTGGAGATAATTACACAGCCTTTACAGGTCGCAGTACTTTAACAAGAACATCACAAGATAAAGTACATTTTACAACTTACGAAGGTGATACAACTTACGGAGAAGTTATCATCACGGATGAAGGATCAGGTGTAAAACCTTTTTACTTTAAAATGACAGGTAGTGGAGCATTAAGTAATAGGACTTATTATGCTAAAGAGATTACAGTAAGCGGAAGTGTTTATCCTAAATTTTGTACAGTACATGATAAACATTTAGTAACAGCAGGAGCAGCTACAGCACCCAATACTATTTATTATAGTGGTACAAGTGATATAGATGATTTTACAACCACAGGTTCTGGAAGTATAGTATTAGATGATCAAGTAGTTGGTTTAAAGTCTTTTCGTAATGACTTAATAATATTTTGTAAAAATAGTATTTATAAATTGACAAATATTAATTCTAGCACTACAATAGCAGTAGAACCTATTACACAAAATATAGGTTGTTTAGATGGTAAGAGTATTCAAGAGATTGGTGGTGACTTAGTATTCTTAGCACCTGATGGTATAAGAACACTAGCAGGTACAGTAAGAATTGGTGACGTTGAGCTAGGAACAGTTAGTAGAGCTATTCAACCAATTATGAAAGGCATAGCTGATAATATAGGAAGCTATAATATAAGTAGTGTTGTTATTAGAGACAAATCTCAATATCGTTTATATTATGGAACAAGTTCGTCTGGTACATCAGCAGAAGGAATAATAGGAACTCTTAAAACAGATTCTCAAGGACTTACACAGTTTCAATGGTCTGAAACTTTTGGAATAGATGCAAGTGCTTCAGCAGCTTCAGGATTTAATTCTGATGGAGTCGAGAAACATTATCACGGCGATTATTCTGGTTATGTTTATAATCACGATATAGGAAATAGCTTCAACTCTGCAGAGGTTGCAACAAGTATAAATGCTGAATACCAAACACCAGACTTAGATTATGGAGATTTAGGAACACTAAAGACTCTAAAATATGTTAAAGTTTCAGTCACACCAGAAGGAGATATAGATACAAACTTTAAAATAAGATATGATTTCGAGGCTACCGATATACCACAGCCTTCAGATTATAGTTTATCAGTATCTAAACCTTCTTTGTTTGCTAACGCAACTTTTGGTACTGCGGGAGGATATACCTTTGGCGCACCTACTGATCCTATTACTAGACAAACTGTAGAAGGGAGTGGATATAGTAATTATTTTAGAATTTTTAGCAACAACACAAACGATTCCTATACCATTAATGGAATTTATATAGATTATGTACCTTCAGGGAGACAATAAACATGGCACAAAGTTATACAAGACAAAGTAGTTTTAGTGATGGAGATACCATTACAGCAGCTCTGTTTAACAATGAATACAGTCAATTAGTAAACGCGTTTACATACAGCTCAAGTAGTGCATCTACTACAGGGCATAGACATGACGGCACAGCAGGACATGGTGGTAATATACACACTATAGGAGATTTAGATT